TGACGGGCGTGAGCGAGGCGAGCAGGTCGGCGAGACGGGCGCGCATGGCGTCGTCCTCGCCGAGAATCAGGGCGAGCTCGTCGTCGCTGAGCGACGAGAACTCCGAGCGCACCGCCACGATGGCGGCATCCGAGTAGGCCGGGAACGGCGTCGGCCCGTACTCGATCATCGCGATCTCGGTGCGTTCCTTGACCGCCAGGCCGTCGACCTTGCCGGCAGACTTCGTGGCCCGGAACTGGCCCGAGAACGACATGCCACGCAGCGCACCGCCCTCAGCGAGGGCGAGCACCTCATCGCCGAGCGGGGTGGCAGCGATGTCGGTTACCGTCCACAGGCCACGCCCGTCGGCGCGCACCTCGGCGGGCACACCGATCGGCATGGAGTACCGCTCGCTGGAGTCGCCGTGGATGGTGCGGCCGTGGTTGAACAGCACCTGGAAGTTCGTGCCGCGCTGGCCGATCGTACGATCGAACGCCGTCGGGGCGATCCGCTCGAGGTAGTGACCTTCCCGGTCACGGATCTCCTGATCGCGACCGAACACGGCCGCGTAGGCGAGCAACTGGCGGCCGGTGGCCGTCGAGCGCACCTCGAGGTCGTCCAGGGGCGCGTAACGCTCGAAGGCGAGCATGGGGCCTCCTCTGTGAGGGTCGGCCGCCGTCAGGCGGCGAGCAGGACGAGAGCGAGGGCGATTGCCTCGTCGTCGTCGTTCAGGTCCGGCAGTCGCTCGGTGAGCAGCCGGAACTTGTTGCCAGGGCCACCACCCGGCGACGGGGGCGGCTCGGGCGGTGTCGATCCCTGTGACTGCAGCAGTGTGAGCAGCACGGCCGCTCCCTTCGGCTACAGCGCCTCGAGCGTGGCGATGGTGTCCTCGGTGGTGGCGATCTCGGCGTCGGCAGCGGCGATGGCGGCCGTGTCGCCGAGGCGCACCGCTTCGGCCCGTAGCACCGTCTGACGAGCGACCCATGTGCGGGCCTGACGGATCAGGTCGTCGACGGTCATCAGATCACCATCGCCCGGAGCATGACCGTGCTGGTGTTGAGCACCATGTAGACGTAGTCGATCTCGGTGGCGCCGTCCACGTAGTGAACGTCGAACGCCGTGTCGCCGAGCACCGCAGCACCCTGGGTGTAGGTCATCGTCGACCAGCCGTCCTGCTCGGAGGTGACCAGGTTCAGCCTTAGCCAGCGGCCGGTCGCTTCCTTCTGGACGTAGATGGCATCGTTGAGGTACACGTACTTGCTGCCGGTCGTGTACGTCTCTGCCGCCGGGGCGTAGGTCACGCCGTTGACCCAGGTGTTGGCGGCGATGTCGTAGTAGTCGAGCACCGCCGAAGCGCCACCACGGAACGAGTAGATGCGGCGACCGGAGATGATCGCCGACTCGTTCGTCCACGCCGAGTCGGTCGACTCCCACGCCCAGTGCCCCGACATGCCGGCGCCCGGCGCGGCAGCGCGGGCGACGCCCGGCGTGATCGTCGTCCAGGTGCCAGCGCTGATCGAATAGCGGAACAGCGTGACGGCGTTGCTACCCATGTAGTAGATGAAGTCGTCGTTGCCCTCGATGTTGTAGACCGAGGTAGCGTCCGGGTTCGTCGTCCACGCCGCCGAGGTGGTCAGCGCCGTCGCCGTGTTGCTGGCAATGGTGCGGATCTGCCCGGCACCGGTGCCCGACACGATCCTGACCTGGTAGTTCGACCACTGGTTCACGGTCCAGGTCTTCGCCGAGTTCGTCAGCGTCGATGCGCCGCCAGCCGTGGCGGTGCCGGTGGCGAAAGCCTTGTAGCCGGTGCCCTGCCACGACGGGGTGGCGATGAGCTTGGAGTCGGTCCCGATTACTGCCGCTGGGGCGATGCCGTCCGTGGCGCCGGTCTCAGCCGAGGCCCAGGTGTTCGTCGCGAAATCGTAGAAGCGGAACACGGCTGCGGTGGTGGTGCCTGCGGCCGTGATGGCGTTCAGCACGTACCACCTCGGCGTGATGAGGCGGTAGGTCGTAGAGGCCGTGAACGCCGACGCCTGGGTCGGCACCGTGATGACCGAGTTCGTGCCGATCGCGTTGCTGCTGATCTGCAGCGTCACGCCAGCGTTCGGGCCGCCGGTGATGTGGATGCTGTACCCGCGCAGGTCGCGGGCCAGCGTCAGGTTCGTGTTGATCGTCGACGTGCTGCCACCCGTGGCGGTGCCCGACGGGCCGATCGCCGTGGCCGTGCCGCACGCACCAGCGGCGAACGTGCCAGCCAGCGCGCCCGACGGGATCTGCACCCACGCATCCTCTTGCGGGTTGTACAGGTGGTGCACGGTTGCGCTGGTGACGTAGAGCTGCTGCTGGCGGAAGTGGCGGCTCGACGAGATGAACGCGCCTGCCGCCGTTGCCGCTGGGGCGGGCGTGCAGAACTCCCATCGCTTCAGGTCGAGGATCTTGCGGTTGCCGTTGGTGGTGGGCATCAGGTCACGCTCACGTTTCGTCGCAGGGAGTCGGCACCGAGGCGCATCAGGGCGGGGATCTGTTCGAAGGCCGGGTTGCCGCCGACCTGCGTCTGGTTTGTGAGCGTCGCCAACGTCTGCGCCGCAGCCAGCGACGCCGTCAGTGCGCCCGTCTCGACGTTCACGCGCAGACGGCCGGCGGTGTCGGGCATCGCCTGACCCATCGAACGGGTCAGCGACTGGATCGCCAGACGCATCGCCTCGACCGCTTCGATCAGTTCACCGACGGCGTTGATCGGCATCGGGTTGGCCTCGGACACATCGACGGCGGTGCCGTCGTCGCCGATGCCGAGCTTGACGCGCTGGTGCAGCAGGCCGTCGATCCGGTCGACGGCGACGTTCTCCCCGGTGCCCGGGGTGTAGCCGACGAAGTCGGTCATCAGTCCTCCTCGACCATCTCAGCCGAGATGATGCGGCCGTCCTTGTCGCGCTTGAAGGTGACCTTCTTGCGCTCGGGCCCGTCGGACTCGGCAGCGGGCAGCAGCTCGAGTTGCACCGGGGGCACATTCACGACGACCTCGGCCGGGGCGACATTCACCACCGGGGCAGCGACGTCGACCTGCACCGGCGTCGGATCGACCGTGACGTTCACTATCGGGGCAGGCACATTGACCACCGGAGCCGGGATGATGATCGGCTCCTGGCGCATCTGCACGTCGATTGAGTCGGGTAGATGGAAATGCATCTCCGGCGCCGTGGTGCGCTCCTCGACGAGCGGCACCAGCATCTCCGAACGGGCGGGCTGATCGCCCGACCCGGGCGGCTGCAACTGCACACTGAACAGGCCCGAATGAGCCGCAGCGAGACCGTCGAAGTTGCCGTCGACCGCCGCCGACACCGCCGCCGACGGCGTGAACCCGGCGTCGACCAGTTGGCGAATCGTGCGGGCATGCGCCTCACGAATCGCAGCATCGTCGGCGACGTCCTCCTGCAAGAACGCCACGTCGGAAGCGTCGAACCACAGCCGTGCACCCGCAGGCGGGCGCACCAGTGTCGCCAGAGCGGTCGCAGCACTGCGCCAGTTCGGGCGCATCGTTCCATCAGCGAACCGGCGGCGCGCCTGGCCGTAGTTGCCCTCGTTCAGCGACGAACCGGACAGGCCTTCGCTGAGGCCGACGATCACCGGCGGCACGCCAGCAGCGGCGGCGATGCGGGTCTCGCCCGCACCCTGCACCGCCTTGATAGCGAGCTGCTCGAAGTTGGAGCCGACGACCTTCACGTCGGCACCGCCGCCGAGGGCGAGCGTCTTGCCAGCGTTCGCCGTGCCTGCAGCCTTCGACCGGATCACCTCGGTGAGCCGCTTGAACGTCTCCGGCGACACCGACGGATCGAACGAAATGACGAGGTTCGGCGTCGCCTGGTTGTCGAGGAATGACTGCTTGAAGTCTTGGATCGACGTGTCGATGTCCACGTCGGGCAGCACCGCCGACAGCCACGACATGCCCCGGAACTGGGCCCGAGGATCGGGCAGCGGCGCGAAGTGCGCCACCTCCTCCAGGTCGAGCAGCACCGGCTCGCTCTTGTCGTCCTCGGTGTAGACGTACCCGGCCTTGCGCATCCCGATCACACCGCCGAAGCGGTGCTCGACCGGCTCGAGCATGATCGTCACGCACTCCGGGCGCAGGCGCTGCAACTGCAAGCCGTCCGTGCGCACCAGTGAACCGGCGCTGATCCAGTACGAGTTGCCGCAGATCGTCGCGTCCTGCTCCATGCGGGCCAGCAGGTCGTCGGTCGCAGCACCGGGCCACGGCGACTCCAGCGGCGACAGGTCGGCGTTGCCGAACAGTCGGCGGCTGGCCAGATCCTGCCAGCGGAAGGTGACCTCGCTGAACACCTGCATGCGCACCGCTGCGCACGCGAACGCCACACCCGAGGTGCCGTACGCCTGGCGGGTCATGCCTGCCAGGGTGCGCTCGGTGTGCTCGCGAGACTTCGGCTGCTGCGAGAACCACGGCAGCCACGGCTCGATGAGCTTGGTGTACTCGGCGAAACTGATCTGGCTGCGCTCGGCCTCGACCTCGGCAGGCTTGCGGGTGCGGAACAGCAGACTCACAGCCCGGCCCGCCAAGCGAACACCATGCCGAGCAGACCGCCGACGATCCAGCCGGCAGCACCGGCAACCATCGCAGCGCCGATGACCAGCGCGGCCGCCGAAGCGATCTCCACTGCCGAGGTGATGCGCTTGTCCATCGTCACCTCACAGGTCGATCAGCGAGGCCCAAGCCTCGGATTCGGGGGCAGCCGGTGCGTTCCATGCGCCGAGAGCGAGTGTCGCGGCGACGAGTGGTGTGATGTCCACCGTCGACGCCTTCTGCGACCAGGCCCACGCCTCACCGACGGAGCGGATGTCGGCGCCGACCACGGCAGCGTCGAGTGGTTGGTCGCCGAAGTGGCGCACCTTGGCGTTGCCGACGGCGTCCTGCAGAGCAGCGCATGAGCGCAGATAGTCGGCCGTGGTCGACTCGGTGACCGGCACACCGGCACGCTTGATCTCGTCGATCACGCCCACCGACGGCGAACGAGGGTCGATCACGATCGGCACGCCGACCGCCTGGTGAGCGGCCTGCACCTCGGCAACGAGCCACGCAGTGCCCGGCTCCCGCCGGATCAGCTCGACGTACGGCAGACCGTCGGCGCACGCACCGACAGCAGCCACCGACGACCACTGGCCGCCAGGCCCGACCGCCACCGCCACCGACGTCGGCGGCTTGTCCAACTTCGACTTCGTTGCACGACACGCCTCCCAGCCGGGAAGGTGTGCGTGCGCACCGTCGTCGGCGACCACGATGCCGAGCCGCTCGAGAGCGAACCCTTCGGGCGACATCTGCACCAGCTCGGTACCGGCGATCCAGTCCTCGCTGATGCGGATACCGAGACCGGGATTCGCTTCGTACCACGCGTCACGGTCACGCAGGTCGGTGCCGACCTCGCACGACCACTCGGCGAAGAACATCCGGGGCGACTCGCCGGCCATGCCCTGACGGCGCAGGCGGTGTAGCACCACCGACTCCGGCAACGGACCAGACGACGTGTAGATCAGTTGCGGCGGGTCGGCACGCATCGACTGCGCAGACATCGCCGGGAGGATCGACTGCACCTGCTCGTCGAGCAGGAACAGCGCCTCGTCGAACACCACCCGGGTCGGCGAACCACCACGGGCCGTCTTGCGGCCGCGGGTGATGAACTCCAACCGGGCGCCGGTGTCCCGACGCTGCAACGCCTCTTTGCCGTTGGCGAAGTAGGCGTGCGTGACTTCGTCGAGGTCGGGGTTCGATCGCACCAGCGCCACCATGCGCTGCATGTGATCGGCGGCCGTCTTGGCCAGGTGAGCCGTGTGCAGGATGCGAGGCTCGTCGAGCACGTAGAAGGCGTAGAGTTCCAGCGCCTCGAGCACGGCGTTCTTGCCGTTCTGGCGGGGCAGGATCAGCAGCACCGTCGTGGCCAACGCCCGACCCGCTGCGTCCTCGCCGAGCATCTTGTCCAGGCACCACGCCTGCCAGTCGTCGAGCACCAGGCCGCACGCAGCGGCGAAGTCGACGGCGTCCTGTCCGGCGCTACTGACCTGACCCGGAGGCAGGTGCTGGAGTCTCGGCCGCTGAGCGCCGACGCGCTGCACGACGCTGCTTGAGCTCATCGGTGAGTGACTGCCTCTCGACGGGCTCCGGCAACGCCGCCAGATCGGCCAGCGTCGCCCGCAACTGCCCTGCCAGTTGCGGGAGCATGTTGTCGCTGCACGCCTCGATCGCAGCGGTGAGCTGGTCACGCAGCCGCTCCAGGCGTAGGCGGCGATCGTCGTCGGTCACCACCAGCGAGTTCCCTTCGGGTTGCGGGCCAGATTGCCAGCCATCGCACCGGCCCGCTGGTTGCAGGTCGAGTGCTCAGGCATCAGTGGCGCCGAGTTGTCACCGTCGACCGTGTGGCCGGCGTGCCAGGTGACCCGCTTCCACGGCACCAGGCGCTGCTCCTCGGCCAGCGTGCGACCGCACCGCCAACAGCGGGTGCCGAGATCGGCGTAGGCCCGCTCGCGAACCAGGCGGGCGCGCTTGTCGTACGACCCGGCGTAGTGGATGCGGTCCTTTGCGGGCATCGTCATGCACCTCCATGCATGCATTCATGCATGTTCATGCACCGATCATGCACCCCCGGTGAGCCTCGGAGAGAGAGACGAG